GGTGCGATGCTTTTTTTTTGGACTTTAGGAAACGATTTATCGATCGCTTCCCTGAAATCTTTGGGAATGGAGCAGGAGATGAATTTAGTCCCGCTGCACAATTTTCTCAAAAATGGTCTTGGGTCACCATCTACTATCAGCTCTCTAATGGAGACCCCCTCAAGTTCGGTCAAGTAGCAGAGATGTCAGCAGCATTCGCATTCACCTACCTCACCTTTGAAAAAGAGCGCATAGAAACGGAGAATAAGATCCTCCAAAAACAACTGAAAAAATGAGACAATTCTACGACATCACCACCAAGCTCAAGGACACCCTTGAAGCCAATAGCCAAGTCAACGTAGTGACTACGGGTGACGTTTATGACGTTGACCTCAACAAGCAGACGATCTTCCCATTGTCGCACATTATGGTGAACCAAGCTACGTTCGAAGGTCAGGTGGTTCGTATGAGCATCAGCCTCATTTGTATGGACGTGGTGGATGAGACCAAAGAGAACCCACGTGCGCAGGCAGAGCCGTTCTACGGAACGAGCAACGTGCAAGACATCCTCAACACGCAGCTTGCGGTCATCAACGATGTGGTAGAGGAGCTTCGCAGAGGGCAGTTGTACTCCGACCTGTATCAGTTGGACGGCAACCCCACGTGCCTTCCGTTCACGGAGCGTTTCGAGAACCTGCTTGCGGGGTGGACTGCCACCTTCGATGTGCTGCTCTCTAACACCGAAATCTCTATTTGCTGATGCAACTCCGGCAGGATCTTGTCCGTGCAAGCCTTGAGAAGTTTGCCAATGGCGTAGTCGAGCAGGCGAAGGCTAACCTTGCCCGTGAGAACAAGAACGTCACGGGTAATCTTGCCAATTCGCTTCAGTACTACATTGAGGTGAACCCCAACTCAATCGCCCTGCAATGGAAGATGGACGAGCTTGCTCCCTATTGGAAGTTTCAGGACTACGGTGTCAAGGGCAAGACGTCATCCGACAAAGCCCCCAACAGTCCCTTCCGATTCGGAACGGGGAGCAGCGGTATGCGTGGCGGTTTGACCCGTGCTATCAACCAATGGGTGCGTACCCGTAGATTCCAATTCCAAAGCCGTGAGGAGGGCAAGAAGGGTCAGTTCTTGAGCTACGATGCTACGGCATTCCTGATCACCCGAAGCATCTACAACAAGGGCATCAAAACAACGAGCTTCTTCACCAAGCCGTTCCAATTACAATTTGAGCAGCTTCCCAACGAAATTGCGCAAGCCTATGCGCTTGAGGTAGCTGACTTCCTACGATTCACGTTGCAACAACCAAGACAATGAGTACACCTGTCATAGCCACCCCAAGCAGCCTCGCAATGGCGAGAAGCCCGCAGTTCATCACGGCAAAGAACAACGCCCTCGCCAATGATACATTGAACGAGATGACTTTGAATCTTGCTATCTACACGGGAACCAAAGCAGCATCCGCCACCAACAACTACAACCTATCAAAGGGCTATTCAATCAACGAGGTCATCAACTTTGAGGTGAGTGACTTGGTACGCTCGGAGTTCTACCACGACTTCAGCATTTGGAATGACATCGGCTACACGCAGAGTCCACAGGGCGAATGCCTATGGGTGCGTCCACAAGGCACGTGGACATTCTCCAACAACGGAGCAGCAGCAACTACTGCCACGTGGAGTTCCGGCACGACCTACGCTTACATCACCACTGATGGATGGGCAGCAATGACGAACATCACACCGACTTCGGTGAGTCAGCCTGTACTTGCGACAAGCCGTGACCGCCAATGCTTGGTAACCAATTCAGAGGTGCTTGCCATCAACAATAGTGTGGCAAACGACTTGGGCTTCATTACCATCACTTGGGAAAGCGGTGACTCGGATGACTTCTACGTTTCTTCAGTTAGCACCACCCCGCCTGACCCAACAAGCACCAACACGCAAGATCTCGTAATCTATGCAGGCGTAGGCCCCGCCAACCTTCAGGCTAATTCATACCTGCCTTCAGATCTGCGTCCAAGCAATCAACCGAACGGTGGTGTTGGAAGTTGGTACGATGTTATCTTAAAAGACACGGGAGGCGATCCTATCGCAACGGTACGATACTACCTCATCTGCGAGCCGAAGTACACCCCCTATCAAATCGCATTCATCAACCGATTCGGTGTTGCTGACTTCATCACGTTCTTCAAGCGCAGCGATGAGACGGGTACGTTCACGCAGGACTCGTACCAAAAGAGCATCTACAATGACGGCTTCACTACGCCATCACTTGAGGTGGGCAAGTACAACTCGTTCAACGTAAACTCACGCAACTCACTACGACTGAACACGGGCTTCGTGGATCAGAACTACGATGAGACCATCAAGGACATCCTGATGAGTGAGTACGTTGCGGTGTTGGATGGCAGCAATTGGGTCAGCGTTGTGCCTGATCGTGGCAGCATCGAATATCAAAAAAGCGTCAACCAAAAGCTCATCAACTACACGATGACGTTCACCTATGCCTTTGACGAACGCAGCTTGGTACGATGAACAAGGTAGACCTATACGTCAACGACTTTCGACTTGACCTGTTTGATGACGAGGAGATCAGCATCAACCTGTCGGTGCAGAATGTGCAGGACATCAGCAAGGTGTTCACGGACTTCACGCAAGGCTTCACGGTTCCTGCTACGCCACGCAACAACGAGATCCTTCAGCATTATTACAATTGGAACATCACAGGCTCGAAGATAACCACCGAGACCGCAGGTAGTCCGGTATGGAATAGCATCGGCATCACGTGGAATAGTTGGGCTACCGCTTGGAACGCAGGTGCGTCAAGCACAAGTGTGACCAACACCTTTGACGGACGCTTGCGTCAGCCCGCAAGAATCGAGATCAACTCATTGCCATTCCGCACAGGTGTGATTGAGATTGAGAACGTACAACTCAAAGGCACGGAGCCATACGCCTACACACTCACGTTCTATGGGGAGTTGGTAAACCTCACCGACCTATTCGGTGACGACTACCTGTACGACCTAAACTTCAGCGCATACGACCACGAATACACCGATGACGAGGTGCGTATTCGCTTCATCGCAGATACTGACGAAAACTTCTTCTATCCGCTGATGAGTCCCGTGAAGAATTGGTACTACAATTCAGGTGCGGGTGACGTAGGAGATAGCAACATTGCTGACAATGGAGCAGGTGTACACGGGATTCATTGGTACGAGCTGAAGCCTGCAATCAAGGTCAAGGCGGTTTTGGATGCTATTGAAACAAAATACGGCATCAACTTCACGGGTGACTTCCTGACATCAGTCCCGTTTGTTGACCTCTCGCTATGGCTACACCGAGCAGAAGGCTATCTATTCTCAAGCGGAAACGACATCGCTTGGACGCTGATTGACTTCACCCGCAACACGGGCAGCGGAAGCGACTTCAACCTTGCTACCGAAACGTGGACAAGCCCTGCGGATAACGACTACCAATTCGTGGTAACAATGGGTAGTTGCACGGAGGCCTACGAGCTTGGTATTTTCTTCAATGGGCAATTGCAGGCAGCAGCACTCGTAGATGCTCACGGAACAAGCGTGCAGCGCAGCTTTGACCTGTACGTTCCTTTGGGTACAAACGTGCAGCTTGCAATCAGACCGCAGGCTACAAACTCAATTACGTTCTTGCCGACCGATTATAGCTGCGACACCCTCGACCGAGAAACGGGACTACCCATCGCAAACGAATTCTCCGTTGACCGCACCACTTCGCAGACCGTCAGCTTCAGATTGATTGTCTCTGACCTGATGCCTGAAATGCGAGTGACGGACTTCCTGTCCGGAATTATGAAGATGCACAATCTTGTATTGGTTCCGCAGAGCGATGGCAGCTTCTTGCTTCAGCCCTTGAGCGAATGGTATGCTGATGGCACAAATCAGGACTACCAAACCTACTTCGACATCACGGAGTACTCGGTGAACCGTCCGCCCATCTATCGTGACATTGAGTTCAAGTACCAACCAACCGAGCAGATACTCGGCTTCCAATATCAGCAGACCAACTCGGTAGGCTTCGGAGACCTGCGAGCAACATTCACCTTTGACGCAGAGAACTTCACAATTGACATTCCGTTTGAGTGCCCTTTGTTTGAGCGTCTGACTGACGAAAGAGAAGGCACCCTCACAACGGTACTCGTGTACAAGAGCATCACCACGGAGGCAAACGATGACGGAACCCTGAATCCGTATGTTGGTGCGCCTGTTTTGTTCTACGGATATTTTGATGCCGACTTCTCGTTCTTTGATGAGCCGATTATGTGGGTAGATTCTGATGGAGTGACCACACGAACCATTACCAATTGTTGGTATGCCAACGTATCGAACCGCTACGACCAAACGCTCTTTCAGGCGAATAGTATGTGTTTTGGTGCAAACATCGACCCCTACTTCTTGCAGGTGGTCAAGAACGGACTATACTACAACTATTGGGCGGAGTACATCACCACGCTATACAATAAGAGCCGCAGGCTCGTACAGGTGGATGCGGTGTTGCCACTCGGCAAGATCCTAACGCTGAACCTGCAAAACAAGGTCATTTGGAATAATAGCCGATTCACGGTGAATTCGGTGTCAGTAAATATGACCACAGGCAAGTGTCGCTTCGAGTTGCTCAACGATGACCAATCCACGACCACGGGAATCTACGCTACTCCTTCGGAGCCATTAGAACCATCATCACCATCGTAAGTATGAAAAAAGGATTTATAGGTTATTTGGTAGACGTACTTCAGTCGGATGATTGGGTAGGCGTGAGTGAGAATGTTGAAATCGCAAAAGGCAAATACCATCTACCGAGCAATTGGCAAGACACAAAAAAGATCATTAGGAGGCAATGGCTGAAGAAGTAAACATTAACATAAGCATCACGACCAACGCTGCTCCTGCCGCTGACAAAATCACGAAGGAGCTTGATGGCGTAAAGAGAAAGGCCAAAGAGGTCAAGGATGAGCTTGCGGAAGCGTTTGACCAACCTGCTCAAGGCGACACCAAAATCAAAGAAGGTACAAGAGACCTTGAGACGCTAAAGAAAACGGTGTCCCCAATCAAGGGACTCATCAATGATCTGACCGGAGGGATGTCAGATGCGTTCTTTCAGGCGTATGAATCCGTCAAAGCAGCAACCGCAGGAGTAAAAGGTCTTGACCTTGCTCTGAAAACTGCTGCCTTTGGTATTGCTATCCTCGTCATTCAGAGCCTCGTTCAGTTATACGATGAACTGACTACATCAGCAGAGGAGGAGGCGGAGGCTCTCAAGAAGGCTGACGAAGCCAAGAAGCAATACATTGATACCACACGGCAGGCCGCTGACGCTCTTGACAAGGAGCGCAAGGCACGTGATGGCGCATCGAACGAGATCAAGCGGGAGATCGCAGAATTGGAGGCTTCCGGAGCAGCAGCCGAGACCGTATATAGCAAGCGCAAGGAGCTGCTCAACCAAGAGCTGCAAGACCTGATTGCAAAGCAGGCGTTCTTGTACGATGACGCAGAGGCCCAAAAGCAAATCTCTCAAGACATCCTCGACAAGCAGTCAGCACTCCGTGCGCTCGACCTATCAGAGGACAAGCGTGTGCGTGATAAGAAAGCGGCAGATGCAAAACAAGCAAAGGCAGACCGTGAGCGTGAGCGTCAGGAGGAGTTCAACCGACTGAACGCAATCATCGTCAGCAACAACTATTGGGCAGACGAGCTTGCAAAGGCCGTTGAGAAGGGCAATGAGGCCGTCCGTTCACGGGCGAAGTTTAGTGTTGATCTTCTTGAGTTCTACCAAGACCAACTTCAAGAGATAGAAGATCAAGAGATTTGGGCAGAGGAGGAGCGCAAGATCCGCCAAGCCCGTGCGAGAAAGGCTGAATCAGATGCAGCAGACAAGGCACGCAAAGACGAGATAGACAAAGAGAGAGCCTACCGTCAGTCGCTGCAAGATCTTGCCGTTGACTCTGCGCTTGGCACTATCGGTGCGCTGAAGGAGCTGAATTCCATCTACGATGCCAATAACAAGGAGGCATCAGAGCGAGCGTTCAACCGCAATAAGGCGTTAAGCATCGCAGAGACCATCGTGTCGACCTATGCAGCCGCACAAAAGGCGTACACCTCGCAGCTCATCATCGGTGACCCCACGTCAGTTGTACGTGCGCAGATCGCTGCTGCCGTAGCCGTAGCAGGTGGTCTTGCCCGTGTTGCTGCTATTGGAGCGCAGAAGTTCACTTGGAGTGACTCACAACCTTCAAGCCCATCAATCAACTCCTCCGCTGCCGGAGGTGGTGGCTCCGTGCCTGCACCGCAGTTCAATATCGTTGGACAAAGTGGCACGAATCAGCTTGCACAAAGCATCGGCAGTCAGTTCAACCAACCCATCCGTGCGTATGTCGTAGGTGGCGAGGTAACGACTGCACAACAATTGGAACGTCAACGAGTAAGAACCGCAACATTCGGATGAAACTAATCGAACTAATCCTTGATGAGACGATGGCCCTGACAGGCATCGATGCCATCAGCCTTGTCGAATACCCCGCTATTGAGGAGGACTTCATTGCGCTCAACACGCAAAAGAAAGAGACCTTCGCAATGCAGAACCAAGAGAAGCGTCTTTTGATGGGTGCTGCTCTGATCCCTGACAAGCCAATCTACCGAACCGATGGCGAGAATGAGTACTATGTGTACTTCTCAAAGGACACCATCCGTAAGGCAATGGAACTGTTCTTCAAGAACGGCTACCAAAGAAACGCTACCATCGAACACGACTACGAGGTTGACGGAACTACAATCGTAGAATCGTGGATCATCGAGGACGATACGCTTGACAAGAGCCGTGCCTACGGCCTTGACCTACCTGTCGGTACGTGGATGGTCTCAATGAAGATTGACAACGAGAGCATTTGGAAGCGTGTCAAAGATGGCGAGTTCAAGGGCTTCAGCATCGAGGGCTACTTCGTTGACAAGATGAACTTCAGCAAGCAGGAGCTTGCCAAAATCGAGGAGCAAGAGGCGGCTCTCATCCTATCACAAATCGCAAACATCATCAAGAAGGATGGTCGTGTGGTAGAGCTTGAGTCGTTTGCCGACTATCCGGAGGCAGTACGCAACAATGCCAAGCGAGGCATCGAGCTAAACGAGAAAAACGGAAACAAGTGCGCTACCGAAGTAGGGAAGATTCGTGGTCAGCAGCTCGCACAAGGCAAGGCTTTGTCGGTGGAGACCATCGGTCGGATGTACTCGTACCTATCAAGAGCCGAGACGTACTACGATGAGAACGACACGCAAGCCTGCGGAACCATCTCCTACCTTTTGTGGGGAGGCCTTTCAGGTAAGCAATGGGCAGAATCTAAACTGAAAGAACTCGGCAAGCTATGAGTACACGCAAGAACACCGCCATCAAAGTTCAGACCGATGTCATCAGCGATGCGGAGCGTCTGACCTACGCCATCGAAGAAGGCTCAATCGTACAAACGGAGACGGGCTATTGGATCGTGCGCAATGGTGAATGGGTAAACCTAAACATAAGCAACGCACAGGGGCTTGGTTGGGTACGTTGGGATGACAATCAGTACACCTCAAGCAACAAGCTCACGTTCGCAAATGGAGTACCTGCTCGTTTGCCAAACAACGGAGCAAACATCATCTCGTACTTGAATACTCCTTCTGATTTGTACAACCCCACCACAGGGCGTGTGTACGGCATATCGGAGAACGACACCTACATTGCCACCATCGTATTCAAAGCGAGCGCAGCAAACGCTCAACAAACCTACGGAGAGTTGCGCCTTGAGGGTGGCAATGGAACTCCCTACGAGCGTTTGGCATCAACAATCGCATTCCCAAGAGGCAACGATGTAGAGCATCCGTTTCACAACGTATTCCAATACTACGTTGACGAGGACTTCATTACCAACGGCAACTATTGGCAGTTGACGGCAGTAGGCGGAGCCGTCCTCGTGTGGGATATTATATTCTTCATCCAAAGAACTCAATCAAGATGATCAGACCACAACGCCTTCCCGTAGCCTCACCAAGAGGCGGCAACAGGGGATGCCTTTGCAAGGACAACACCTACTCACGCAAGTGCTGCGATGGGTCACTTGCTGCTCAAGGTATCGGATCTCTCGTAGGTCAAGGCACAAGCGTCCGCATCCGTGGCGAAGAATGGCAGACCATCAACACCCGATGGGAGGCCACGAACACGCTATGGCAGGATCTTTAAAAATGTAACAATTAACCCAACCCAATTTATTTAGTTAGATATGAAAGCAAATTCTATTCTGAACCGAATCCTTGCTGAACTCGCTTCCGTACGTGAAGTGAAGTTTGCAACTATGACACTTGAGAACGGAGCCGTTCTTGAGGCTGAAGCCTTTGAAGCAGGCAATGAGGTATTCATCGTTAGCGGTGAAGATCGTGTTGCAGCTCCTGTTGGCGAACACAAGCTCGAAGATGGTCGCATCCTCGTTATCTTGGAAGAAGGAATGATTGCCGAGATCAAAGAAGCCGAAGCTCCGGTTGAAGTTGAGATCGAGATGCAATCAGAAGAAGCCGTTGCAGTAGCCGAGGAGGTTGCTTCAGAGGCCGTTGCTGAAGTTGCTCAAGAGGTTGTTGCCGTTATCGAGGTAGCAGTCGCTGAAGCAGTAGCTCCCCTTGTTGAGGAGATTCAGAGCGAAATGAAAAAAATGAAAGAGGCGATGGAAGCCTACAAGCAAGAGATGGCTGCTGCAAAGCAAGAGTTCTCATCTCAAGCTGCCGCTAAACCCATCAAGCACACGCCCGCAACAAAGCAAGCCAACAAGGTTGAATTTAATCGTCCTTCAAAGTCGATTGACCGAGTCCTTGCACGTCTTAACAAATAACATAATTAACTGAAAATCAAATGGCTACGACGACCTCGATAACCACAAATTATGCGGGCATCTTTGCCTCAAAATACATTTCTGCTGCTCTTTTGAGCGCAGATACCCTTGACAAGGGACTCGTTGAGATTCTTCCCAACGTAAACTTCAAGACCACCCTTCAGAAGGTAGGTACTGACGACATCGTAAAAGACGCAACTTGCGACTTCACGGCTACGTCTACCCTGACTTTGACTGACCGTGTCCTCGAAGTAGAGCCGTTCCAAGTTAACCTTCAGCTCTGCAAGAAAGACTACTACGATTCTTGGATCGGTAGTCAGATGGGCTTCTCTGCTTACGATAGCATTCCTGCTTCGTTTGCTGACTTCTTGATCGCTCACGTAGCTGCCAAGACTGCTCAAAAGATCGAGCAAAACATTTGGAATGGTAACGCTGCCTCTGCCGGAGAATTCAGCGGATTCCTTTCTTTGATGACTGCTGACGCTGACGTTGTTGACGTAACGGCTACGACCGTAACGGCTGCAAACGTAATCACCGAGCTTGGCAAGGTTGTAGACGCTATTCCTGCCGCCCTTTACGGCAAGGAGGACTTGACCATCTACGTACCGCAGAACGTGGCTAAAGCCTACGTACGTGCGCTTGGCGGCTTCGGTGCTTCAGGTCTTGGTGCTAATGGTGTTGAGAACAAAGGCACGATGTGGTACGGTGACCAACCCTTGTACTTTGACGGAATCCGTGTCGCTATGGTGAACGGTCTGCCTTCAAACAAGATGGTTGCTGCTCAAACGAGCAACCTGTTTTTCGGCACAGGTTTGGGAAATGAGAGAAACGAATGTCGCCTCCTTGACATGTCGGAACTTGACGGTAGCGACAATATTCGTGTGATCTTGCGTTTCTTCGCAGGTGTTCAGTACGGTATCGGAACTGACGTAGTTCTCTACTCTTAATCCGAGTCATAGTTTAAACCACGAGGGGGTGTGGGTTCTGCCCCGCCCCCTTTTTTAATTCAAAATAAACAAAAGACAAATGGCTTGCGATTTACAACTTGGACGTGCGATTCCGTGTAAAAACGTGGTGGGTGGCCTGCGGGCGGTATATTTTGCCGACTTCGGTGACGTTCCTTTCAGCGCAATTACTTTCGCTGATGCGACTGCAACATACGATGAAATCACCGACATCAGCGGAACCTTCACCGTTTACAAATATGACTTGAAAGGCAACTCATCTTTCGAGCAGGCTTTCAATGTTAGCCGTGAGAATGGTACTACCTTCTTTACCCAAACCCTCAACCTGACCTTGACCAAGCTCACGAAGCAGGACAACAAGCAGTTGAAGGTGATGGCCTACGGTCGCCCACAGGTATTTGTGGAGGACTACAATGGCAACTGCTTCCTGATGGGTATGCAGTATGGTGCTGAAGTAACGGGTGGAACCGTTGTAACGGGTGGTGCTATGGGTGACCTGTCAGGCTACACCTTGACGTTGGAAGGTCAGGAGAAGGCTCCTGCCTACTTCATCGAAGGTGCAGTTCAGAACAATCCTTTTGCGGGTTGTACTGCTACGGTAAACATTACCACAGGTACGAATTCCTAACGTATATTTGTGCTGCACTACTGAACGGAGTGGGGCATATTGGATGGAGAAGGGGGGCGAAAGCCCCTCTTTTTTTATACAAAAACTTAAGGCGAGGTTATTTAGTTGAGATGCATATTCTACAAGTATCAGCTTCGCCTCAATCAATTACAATCATTCCACGCTCCTACCCTGCGAGCGTCACGATTCAACTGATTGACGAATCAACAAACACAACGGCAACACCTGCGGTGACTGCTGCCTCTGCGAATGGTTTTATGACCCTTACAGGCACGTTCTCGTTGGTGAACAACCGCTTCTATGGTTTGAAGGTTTTTAACGCAGGAAACCTCATCTATCGAGATAGGGTTTTCGTAACTTCACAAACCGAATTCGACAAATTCACGGTCAATCAAAATGTCTACACCGAAGAAACAAGCTACGACAACGACTACATCATCATCTAAAGTCCACGTTGTCAACTTAAGTTCCTATACCACCCCTACCATCAAGGAGGTGCAGGGCAAGGAATGGGTTGAATACGGTGATGACAATGACTACTTTCAGTACTTAATTGACCGATACAACGGATCACCAACCAACAACGCCCTGATCAATGGCGTGGTTGACTTCATCTATGGTGAGGGGTTGGACGCTACGGATTCAGCAAAGAAGCCTGCGGAGTACGCAGCGATGAAGGGACTCCTTCACAAGGACTGCATCCGGAAGATCGTAGCCGACTACAAGATGATGGGTCAATGCGCCCTTCAGGTTATTTATAGCCGTGACCACAACACCATTGTCGAGGTAGAGCATATCCCCATCGAGAGCCTTCGTGCTGAAAAGCCAAGCGAAGAAGGGGAGATTGAAGCCTACTACTACGCTAAAGATTGGTCGGATGTTGCTCAACGCAGGGAGACCCCGCAGCGCATCCCCGCCTTCGGTTTTAGCCAAGAGGCAATTGAGATCCTTTACATCAAGCCCTACCGTGCAGGGTTTTATGCGTACTCGCCCGTGGACTACCAAGGCGGACTTCCTTATGCAGAGCTTGAGGAGGAGGTAGCCAACTTCCACATCAACAACATTCAGAATGGTCTTGCGCCTTCGATGCTCATCAACTTCAACAATGGAGTACCGAGTGAGGAGGAGCGCAGGCAGATCGAGATGCAGATTGCGCAGAAGTTCAGCGGCTCATCCAACGCAGGCAAGTTCATCTTGGCGTTCAACGACAACAAAGAGCTTGCTGCTACCATCGATCCCGTGATGTTGAGCGATGCGCACAACCAATATCAGTTCCTGTCGAGCGAGGCGATGCAGAAGCTGATGGTTGCCCACCGCATCACCTCACCGATGCTGATGGGTATCAAGGACAACACAGGTCTCGGAAACAACGCAGAGGAGCTAAAAACGGCCTCTATCCTGTTTGAGAACATCGTCATCAAGCCGATGCAGGAGACGATCCTTGATGGACTGAACAAGATCCTATCCTACAACGACCTCCGCCTGAACATCTACTTCAAGACCTTGCAGCCCCTTGAGTTCAGCAATCTCGTTGTGGAGGATGCTCAAGTCATTGAGGAGGAGACCGGAATCAAGGTCACCGAGGCAACGCCTGTTGGTGGTAAAGTTGCAGAGGCACAAGAGGAGCTGATTCAGAAGGAGGCATCGTACAACGGTGCGCAGATTGCAAGCTCGCTTCAGATTATGGAATCGGTGAAGAACGGTATCTTGACCACCGACCAAGCCATCACGTTCCTTGTGCAGATGCTTCAGTTTGATCCGCAGGTAGCGAAGGCTCTCTTTGCGGGCAACTCTGCAAACGTCATCACTCAGATGAAGTCGCACAAATTCAAGCAAGAAGTACCTGAATTCACCCACGAAGAAGAACACAAGTGGATTGAGGCTCTGCGGGGAAAGGGTGAGGTCGTTGACTTAAATGAATGGGAACTCGTCTCTGACGAGGTAGTCAGCGACCCCGACAATGAGGATGCCCACCTCGCCAAGCAGTACAACTTTGCCGTAGAGGACTTCAGCAATGCTGATGACCGCAGCAACTTTGATAGTGGCCTGTACAAAATACGCTACGCCTACACCCGTAACCTGTCGGCAAATAGCCGTGACTTCTGCCGTGAGATGGTGGGAGCAGCAAACGGAGGAGTAGTATTCCGCAAGGAGGACATCGATATGATGAGCTTTAGCGGTGTCAACGGTCAGTTCGCTCCGGAAGGACAAAGCGTCTACTCTATTTGGAAATGGAAGGGCGGAGCCTTTTGTCACCACGCTTGGAGGCGTTTGGTTTACTTCCGCAAGCGAGAGGGAGGCAAGTTCCTTCCGAACGATGGCCTTGACAACGATAAGCTCGTCTCTACGGAGTCGGCTATCAAAGCGGGCGTACCAACGAGCAAGCTCACTCCAAATGCTTGGGATGAGGCTCAAACCCGACCAATCGACACACCCTCACGGGGATCACTTAAATACGGATAGTGATGGCAGTTGTATATCGTCATCGCAGGCTTGATAAGAACGAGGTCTTCTATGTCGGAATCGGCAAGAAGGAATCTCGTGCCTTTGATATGGTTCACCGCAATCATATTTGGAAGGGCATCAAGAGCCGTAGTGAGGTAGACGTTGAGATTGTGGCTTCTGACCTTTCTTGGGAGCTTGCTTGCGAACTTGAGCAGTTGATGATTTCCGAGTATGGTCGCATTGACCTGCATACAGGAAGCCTTGCAAACCTAACCGATGGCGGTGAAGGAACTATTGGAACCAAGCATAGTCAAGAAACCAAAGACAAAAGAGCCAATAGCAACAGGGGAAAAAAGAGAACCCAAGAAACAAGGTTGAAAATATCACAATCGTTGACGGGTAAAAAGTTAAGTGAGCAGCATATTGAAAATTTACGCACTTCACATCTTGGTCAATTAAGTGCAAACGCTCAACAAGTTGTAGACCTCCAAACGGGATTCTTTTACGATAGCCTGCGAAACGGATGCCTCTCCGTTGGAGTTAGTTACAAGGCAGAAGTTGCCAAAATCAAACGAGGTAGTAAAAAAGTAAGATTTCAAATTCTTTAGATATGGCCACCGCTTTATGGATTAAACGTGAAGACCTTGTACGGCAAACTGCTTTAGGTGGTAATGTCGACCAAGACAAATTTTTGCAATTTATTAAGATTGCGCAGGAGATCCACATCCAAAACTACACGGGGACGAAGTTGTACGACAAGATCAGCGATGACATCATTGCGGGTACGCTTGCGAATCCATACTTGGCGTTGGTCAACGACTACCTTCAGCCGATGCTCATTCACTTTGCGATGGTGGAGTACTTGCCTTTCGCAGCGTACACGATTGCCAATGGCGGGGTGTACAAGCACACAAGCGAGAACTCAACAAGCGTAGACAAGAACGAGGTTGACTTCTTGGTTGAGAAGGAGCGCAACATTGCGCAGTACTATACTGACCGCTTCATCAACTATATGAGCTACAATCAGCAGACGTTCCCTGAGTATAACTTAAATTCCAATGCAGATGTCTACCCTGACACAACGGCTGACTTTGCAAGTTGGGTTTTGTGATATGGCAAAGAAAGACACCTACAAACCGAAGCCGAGCAACATTGTCAAGCTAAAAAGTTATTTAGGAGAGAATGGGAATACAAGGCGATTGGGGACAAGGAGCAGCAAACAATGACATCTATTGGGGTCAGGCTGCTGCAACGAATAGCATCTCTTGGGGTGTTATTCAGCCTTTGTCGTATGGTCACCCTACAACGAATTTGTTTGGTTCCTCAAGTGAGTCTGCTTGGCAGTTAATTGAGGAGATTTGGAACACTTGGAATACAACTTGGAATAACTAATGGGAACAACTTTAACGGGGACTACCCCACAGGACACCTACGATAGCCTTATTAAGGTTACGGATAACGGGCCGTTAAGCGGTACGGCTAAATACCTATCTGATGGCTTGGGTAATGATTCGGGTCTTGCTTTGTCAACGGGTAACATTGGTGTTGGTTACACAAGCCCTACGCAGAAGCTATCTGTTGCAGGTAACATAAAGATTGCGGGAGCGCAAGCGGGCAACGTTGCTAAATTGAATATGACAAGAACGGACTCGTCTTGGTCAATCAATAACGAAACCGATTTGCGTTTCTATCATAGTAATTCAGACACAGACTCACCTGCAAACATTCTTGTTGCATTTAGCTCCTCAGGCAACGTAGGCATCGGCACGAGTTCGCCCGAATGTAAATTGCACGTTGCAGGTACTGCATCGGGTTCTGATGTTACTCTTTACATTGACAACGCAGCAGGCTCTACATTAAACAATTCATCACGACTCAAGTTTAGTTCTGATGCGGGTTCAAGCGTTTCAAGTGGTGGTGCTGAATTAAACTGTTTAGTCGTAGATGCAGGTAATGGCGCAGTTGATTTACTTGTTAAAACTTGGACAGGTGGAGCATACACCGAGAAAGCTCGTTTTCTCGCAGGAGGCGGCCTAACCTTCAATGGTGACACCGCAGCAGCCAACGCCCTTGATGACTACGAGGAGGGGACTTTTACTCCGACTGTTGTTGGCTCTTCTACCGCAGGGACTGCAACCTATAGTGAACAACAGGGCAGATATACTAAAATTGGTCGTTTAGTTCAGTTTGAGATTTTCATTGTTTACTCGGCAGGTACAGGAACGGGAAATCTAAATATATCGGGTTTACCATTTAATATTGGTGGAATTTCATATCCATCATTTACCATTGGGGCATTTGATCAGATTATTCTAACTGCAGACACATACGCAATGGCTTGGGGAAATATAAACACAAGCACTATTCGTTTGGCTCAAATGCCTACGGGTGGAGGAACTCAATCCTCAATTCCTTATGATGCCGCAGGCGCAATGCAAATAAGCGGTACATATTCAGTATAACGATTAAACACAAAACAAAATGATTGAAGAAGTAATCTACATCAGCGCATTCAACGTCAAGTTAGACGGAACTATTGAAGTACGCAAGACCACCGATGTAACCAAAGATGGCGCAGTTATCGCCTCATCTTATTGGCGCACGGTGCTTCAGGTAAACGACCCCGCAGCCGATGAGGTATTGGGAGCAGAAGGCTACTACCGCCAACTTGCTGCTGATGCTTGGGCGATGGTTCCCGCACCTGTTGTAGAGGAGGTATTACCCTCGTCAGGCGAACAAGAGTAAAATTAGCAGGTAATTACCTCTGATGGAACATTTGACACAACGCTTGGAGGCATTGAAGCAGCAAGAGGCTAACCTCTTAATGCAACTTGATGAAGTCCGTGTACTGATTCAGGCCTACGAGAATACAATCAACAAAGATGACAAAGGAGTCGGCTGATTCAGTTATCACCTCTTGGTCGCTTACAGGCGCAGGTCTGTTGGTAGGCTACGTTCATCAAGCTCTTGGCCTGTTGGTCTTGGTAGCATCACTTGCCTACACCTTATGGAAGTGGCGCAGAGATTGGCTAAAGGAGAAGAACAATGTTGATTGAGCGTATTTGGAAAGACCCAAAGACAACAGTATTAGGCCTGCTTATAGTGGGCCTTTGCTTTGTCTTGGTGTTTTATGAGAAAGCTACCCTGACGGAAGTATCTGCGTTCCTGATGGGGGCTTTCGCCCTTATGTTTCTAAAAGACCCCAACGATGGCAAAGCAACAGGCGGTAAGTAATCACGTCAGCAAGAGCAAGAAGCGAGGCAAGCATTCAAAGACTGCAAGCAGCAACAAGCGCAGCAAGAACTACAAGAAGCCCTACGCAGGTCAGGGTCGCTCGTGACAAATCTGCTATGTTTTTTGTTGCAGTTCGGATAACGTCCGATTAAAGGAACAAATCGGCTCACTTTTGTGCAGTATGATGCACATTAAGCATAATGCTTGAGCCGTATTTTACCAAAATAAAAACCAATGAGAACTCTAAACCGCATCATCCTTCATTGCACGGCTACTCCCGAAGGCAAGCACTTTGACGTAGCAACAATCCGCAAGTGGCACTTGGAGCGTGGATGGAAAGACATCGGCTACCACTACGTCATCTACCTTGACGGATCGGTACACGAAGGCCGTCCGGTTGAGAAGGTGGGTGCGCATACAAGCGGACACAACGATGATTCGATTGGCGTGGTGTATGTTGGTGGATGCGATTCCAAGATGAAAGCGAAGGACACCTTGAACGAAGCACAAGAGGTGGCGATGGTTAATTTGATACAGGCATTGCGAGCAGCACACGGAGAACTATCCATTCACGGACACAACGAGTATGCAAACAAGGCCTGCCCTTCGTTTAACGTCAAAACCAAATTCAATTGGCTTCTTTAGAGGACTTCATCAACGATTTAGAAAATGCGCCACAACCGACTTGCAACATTGACAATCCTGACGAGTGTACTTCTTGCGGCAGTTAGCGGATGCCGTACTGCTCAACCTATCCTCGAGAGTGTGATTGTAAGGGACACGGTGATTGTCACGGAGCCAAAGTACCTAATCGACACATTGGAGGTGATGAAGGACACCGTGATCTACAAAGACAAGGTTCGGGTTCAGCTTCAGTACATCGACCGAAAGGTAGTAGTCGAAGCAACCTGTGAGCCGGACACCATCCGAATCACCCAAACCAAAATCCTCACCAAGCAAGAGCCGAAGGTCAAGGAGTGGACTTTGGAGTCAATGCTCGGAGGCTTGGCCTTTGTGCTGACGATTGTCTACCTACTGAAGCGTTGGGTTGACAAGATAACGGAATAAGCCCGTAGAGGGCATTTATATGCGTTCTAATACACTTTCTACCAAAAGTGGTATGGTTGTATGGTTACGCATATAATAGTGGCTTAAATCAAAGATTCCCTTCTTTTTCTTTGTTTAGTTTCTTTTTCTTTCAAGTTAGTTGGTTAAGTTAATATATAACTTGACTAACTTGATAAGTTAGTAAACTTATAGTTTAACTATATAAGTCAAGTAACTTGTAAAAAAAACTAAATAATCTTGACATACGCAAGCACCTGTGCATAGATTATGCTAATTTTTAATCATTCTAAATAGTGCACGACCACATTTTCATTTATTGGGATGACTTACCTTTGAGCAAACCATCAGACAATGTTCAAGCAAAAGGAGAGTTACAAACACAAGTTGGCAAAGAGCCTTCTTGCTCAATGGCTTCGAGAGCAGGACGAAAAAAATGACCAATGCAAGGTTGCTCAATTTGAATGGAGGTCAAGCTATGGAGTTCACGAGGAGCTGATGTTCCGTTCAACTTCAGACCCATTCCACTTTGAGAACGAAGACCAAAGCGGGTACCCGTTATTTGTCCCTGACATCACGGTATTTCACAAGGGTAGTCCAAAATACTTGTTTGAAATATACCATAAGCACAAGGTTCCACAACACAAAACCGAACGCATTAAGAAGTTCTTTGATGGTTACCACGTTGAATTGTACGAAATATCAGCAAACGAAATTCTTCGCCACGATTCTGAAAGCGTGCCTACAAAACTCAAATGCAAGCAATTACTATGAGCAAGACACCAACCTACTACATCGGAAAGCTGAAGCAGATAGAGGCGAAGGATGTGGTGCAGGACTTCCAACCGGACAACTACAACCTCGGGACTGCACTCACCTACCTGATGAGGGCGGGCAAGAAGCCTAACAACCCCATCACGCAAGACATCAAGAAGGCCATTGCCCATCTTGAATTTGAATTAGAACGCCAAATACACCTATCAGCACAAGATGAGCAACGAGCAACAAGCACAACAACGGAAGGAATCAATGTCAAATATGCAGTACTATACTAACCCTGCCAAACGCAGGAAGATTGACTTCTTGCTTGCTGAATGTGCTTCGCTCTTTGCCAACTGCGGAAACTCGTATGCTGAACGTCAACAGGCGAAATACCAAGAACAATCAATTCTTGCAAAAATTGCAACTATTGACCATCACTTCGCCATTCAATGCGGCTACCAACAGGCAGACTGACATCCTACACGGTAACCGTTGGCAAGGTTCCGAGCTTAAATGCCTTCTACTCATCTAAGCATTGGACAGTACGAGCAAAGGCTAAAGAGAAGCATTGCGGTGAAGTGTTGCAACAACTGCAACAGTTCGACAAATACGAGCTTAAAAACGTGCAGGTGAAGTGCCACGTCAACTACCGCTACGACTTGGACAATAGTGTGATGGCAATCAAGTTCGCTCTTGATGCGTTTAAGCAATGGGGAGGTATTAAGGACGACTCACCGAAGTACGTCAACCGAATCAAGATGATCCATTCCGAAGCTATCCCAAAGGACACCGCTGAAATTATTTTTGAAGGTTGGGTGGTAGATTCAGAATCTTGAGTATATTTGTAGTGTCAAACTAAAACCAATCACAATGACACTCTCACTTTCTCAAGAAACATACACTCAAGCGTTGCAAGTTCAGCAAGCGCATATCCAAGCACTCCAAAACCGAGTTCAGGAACTTGAAGCCAAGATTCAGGTATTGGAGCAGCAATCTCATCTATTCATTTAAAACCAATCAAGACAATGGCTAAAATCGTAAGCATCACTCCAAAGGGGCAATGGCAAGACCTGTTCAAGTTGGAGATCCGTTTCGACAACGGTGACTTCGGAACGGCATTTGCTAAATCACCGACACCATCTTATGCCGTAGGCGATGAGGTGGACTACACCAAAAACGAAAAGGGTACTATCAAGATCAACAAACCCTTCACGGGTGGTGGATTTAATGGAGGCTCCGGAGGCAGCTTCGCCAATACTTCGAAAGTGTCAGGTGATGAACGCTCCGCCTCTATTATCCGCCAAGTAGCTTTGAAGGCTGCGGTGGAATACGCTTGTGCCGCAGGTCACGATGTGAATACCATCTTGGCTAACGCAGCAACATTCAATGAGTGGATGAACGGGAACCAATCTACCGCCACTCATCAAGAGCATTTCGCTTCACGCAACGAGAGTCCGTTCTGATTGGTTTCTTCGGACGTTGCGCAAGAGCCTCCTTCGGGAGGCTTTTTTATTTGGAATACTTGTCTATATTTGTCAGACCAATCAGAATATGAAACATCCCGACTTACTTCCAAACGAAGCATCGCTTCCCTACCTTCAAAGGGCGTTGAAGGGCAAATACTTTGACACAGGCAAGCTCGGTGTCTACGAACTTGATGAGTACATCCGCTTCAAGGATGGTGAGTTCATTGTTGTCACAGGCCACGCCAACGTAGGCAAGACCCACACGCTGATGTACCTGATGCTTTTGCAGTCGTACAATCAGGGAAAGAAGTGGTTGATCTACTCGGCAGAGAACGAGGTCGCATCGCTCAAGCGCAAGCTCATTGAGTTTATGGTGTGCAAACCCATTCAGGGCATTGATGAGCTGACGATGTTCCGGAAGCTCGATTGGATCAACGAGTACTTTCAGTTCATTGACGGCAACAGGCTATTCAACGCCTTTGACCTCATTGAGGTGATGGAGTCCATCAAGAACGAATGGGACTACACAGGCGCTTTGATTGACCCATACAACTCGCTGACCACCGACCAAAAGAAACTTGGCAAGACAGGGATGCACGAGTACCACTACGAGGTAGCATCAGCGATTCGGGTGTTTGCCCACAAGAACAACGTCACCACGATCGTAAACACCCACCCCGTAACGGAGGCAATGCGCAGGGTACACTACAAAGGACATCCGTATGAGGGGATGCCGATGCCTCCGATGACCTCGGATATCGAAGGTGGCGGCAAGTGGGGCAACAGGGCTGATGCCGTAGTGATTATTCACAGGTACTCACAGGATCCTCAAGATTGGATATACACCCACATCCACGTGCGCAAGGTCAAGGAGATGGAAACAGGAGGAAGGGTAACTCCACTTGACACACCACTTGTTATGCAATCAATGATTGGTAACGTAGGGTTTAAGATAAATGGGCGTAATTTGTTGACGCAAAAGAGCGATGAACCCGTTGAACTAATCAATCCTGACGATGTACCCTTCTGAAGAACTCCACGACCTGTACATCAGGGAGAAGCAATTGATGCTATCCGGCACGGCAATTTGGCTTGCCCATCAAGCAGCAGACAAATCCAAAGGGCGTGAGATACAGGATGAACTCCTTGATCACGTGATGAACTGCCATAACGCAGACCAACTCCTTCAGCAGTTTATTGACTACCGATTGTTTGCCAACCGCAAGCTGAACGAGGTAATGCTTGCCAACGCTCAACTCCGAATCAACAACGAGGAGATGGTGATGGAGATAGAACGCTTGCAACGCATAATTGAGGACAATCTATGAAGCAGATATTTTCTCCATTCCAACAGTATGAATGCTTTAGGGTAGATGGCGTTGACTACATCTGCTTGGACTACCAAATCATCCAAGACTACCAAGATAAACTTGTGGAGTGGTGTTCTTGGTTTAAGTTCAAGAGGCTATCCGACCACAAGCACTTCGAAGTACCAATCACCAAAATAATAGAAACCAAAAAAGAGGGCAGAGCAACACTCTGCAAATGCAAATGAAAAAGACGGCAGTAGAATGGCTTGTTAATATGTGGGATATGCAGGGTACAATCACACCACTTGATATTAAAGAGGCAATAAGAATTGAGCAGGAGCAGATTGAAGATGCACATATTGAGGGACAAAGAGTGTTTGATGAATATCCACATACTCAATGGACTAATGACCAAGCAGAAGCATACTACAAAAAAACATACAACAAGCAATGAGAGCTTTTGAACTACAACAAATGAAGCGAGCAAAGAACGCTCTGATGGCACGTCTTGGACTTGATGACAAGGACACACGCAAAAGAGAATACACACTCGCAAGAGGCGCATTCATCAATGCCTACCGACACAAGGCAACGCTGATGGAGCTTGGTTCAATCCTTGACCGTGACCATTCATCCGTAGTCCACGCCCAAAAGGAACACAAGTCACGTCTGAATTATAAGGACTACCGATGGGCGTACAAAGTAGCCTGTGAGATCCGTGATGAGTACCCAATTGAGGTATTGGATGCGGTAGATATTAAGTCTCTTGAGGATGAAATCAAAAGGCTTAATGATATTGTAACGGAGTTAATTAAATATAAAGAGCTATATTTAACCCTGAAAAAGACATTTGATGAATTTTAATGTTGGCATTTACCCTATCTACGGCTTGGTTGTTGGTGTGAATTGGTCAAAGACCGACTACCTTGACGAAGAAGAAACCATCCAACAGGTACAGGTTGCCCTCGGCATAGTTATCCTCGAACTATCTTGGAACTCCTAAACGTACTCGCTGAACGACACACCGATTGGATTCGGATGGTAAAGAGTTTTGGTGCAGACCAAGACCTTGCCAATGACATCGTTCAGGAGATGTACGTTCGGCTCTACAAGTACATAGAAGAACCCGAAAAAATAATGTACAACGAGCAAGAGGTGAACACCTTTTTCGTGTACGTTACGCTCCGGAATATGTACGCCACTTTGATGAAGGCCAAGAGCCGAATCGAGTTTGTAGACGTAAGCCAACTTGAAGATGAGCTGATCTTCGAAGATACCAATCAGCAGGCGGAAGAAGCCATTGTCGAACTCTACGATGAGATTTGGGAGAACACGGAGGAGTGGCATTGGTACGATCGCAAGATCTTTGACCTGTACCATAACACCGATATGAGTATGCGCACACTCGCATCGAAAACAAAAATATCAGCACGTTCAATTTTCAACACTTTAAAAAATGCAAGAGAACGAATCCAATCAGAATGCAGCGGAACCTACCAAGCGTGGAAGGAAGCCTCGCAAGAGTAGCGGTTTAGGAGACACGGTAGAGAAGATCACCACCGCCACCGGAATCAAGGCAGCGGTTGATTGGTTCAGCGAGACCACAGGTATCGACTGCGGATGTGATGCTCGCAAGGAGCGTCTCAATCAGATTTGGCGTTGGCGCAAGCCGGAGTGCTTGACTCAAGCCGAATACGAATTCATTGGCACGATGAAGGATCGCAATGTCGTGACTGCGTTTGAGCAGACTGAATTGAATAAAATCTACAACCGAGTATTTCACGACAACGTGCAGGCAACCAACTGCGGTTCGTGTATGCGAGGCCGACTTCAGGAACTCGTCACGGTTTACAACGCCTATTGATGATCTACACCATCGACATTCCCAACGATACCTTCAAGGCGTTAAACAAGAACGCCAAGATCAATCCGTTTTTTTACAAGACATACGTTGGCGAATGTGTGCGGTTGGTGTCGGACTACCACCAAACCACAACCAACCCAACGCCCGAAGGATGGGAACAGTACTACCAAGAGGTGCAGGGTTGGGATGGTTTGAAGGTGGTATTCCAAGAACTCAAGAAGCGACTTCCCGAACTTGAGGATCTGACGATCAAGAAGTACATCTTCCATCGTGTCATAGGTCAGACGTGGAATGGCTTTGCGAAGGAGCTGATGACCATTGAGGAGCTGAACTACGCATTCCCCGATGCGCATTTTGCACGTACCACATTTGAGGTCGATCACAATTACTGCATCGATGCGGAGATGTTCTTCAACAAAACGCTTCTGCTTGGCCTTCAGATCAAGCCTGAATCGTATCGGATGATGAACACTCCCTATCAGCAGCGGGCAAAGGAGCAGCACCGGATCAAGAATGAGCAGTACAAGGAAAAATATGCACCCTACGTTTACGTCTACTATGACAAGAATGGTATCGTGGACAGGGAGCAGCTATTCAATCAAATCAACTTATACCTACACTATGCCAATTCCAACACCTAACGCAGGAGAGAAGCAGTCGGACTACATCCAACGATGTGTGCAAGCCATCGCAGGAGAGTACCCTGACAACGATCAAGCAGTAGCAATCTGCTACACGCAATGGAGAGAGGGCAAGTAGCCCTCTTTTTTATGCAATAGATATTCAATTTCACTCATAGTGTTGTGGGTGTCAATGCTTTGTGTACATTTGGGTATCATTTAAAACCAATCAGAATGAAAAACATACTTTCTTTCATCGCCACAACCATCACGACATTCGTGATTGTATGGGCTTACTTATGGACTCTTGAACTTCTTGGAATATGATTTTTGAGATTGACGACCTTCAGATGTGGCTCGAGGACTCTCACGAGATGCCGAAGGCTTATTGGGACGCCGTAGAAGCAGGAACCGATCAGGAATACCTTGCGGAATGGCTTGGCTACGAATCACCAATGAAGATGTACACCTATGAGATGATCATTGAGTACAAGGAAGAATCCTACAACGAGGATGGCTATACCAATACCACGAGCTACCCAACCTCGCACATTAGCAATCCACCTTCGAAGATGGATATGCAGTTGTACTACAAGTGGATCAATTGGGCAACACAAGTCGCAGCAGATGAATACTAAAATCAAATCCGCAATGACCCTGTTCTTTGAATATCATCCCGAGTTTAGCGATGACATCAAAGAGATGTACCTCCACATTGAACGTACTCAACTTGAATCAGCTTACTTCACAGGCAAGGTGCAGCACGATTCAGGCAAGTCCGAGCAGCAGTTCTTTGACGAGCGTTACTAAAAATTTACTATCTTTAACAAAACCAATCGAATGAAAATCATAGAACTACTTGACGGCAGCACTTGGGATATTGAAACCATCAAATCCAAGATGCACGATGATGACTTCTACTACGGCAACCTATCAAAGAATGCCCTGTCATCTTCAGCTTGTAAACTTTTATTAACCTCACCCAAGACCTACCACTACGTCACCAAGTACGGCAGCCAAGATTCGGATGCCTTTGCCGTAGGTAGGCTCGTACACCTGATGGCTCTTGAGCCGCACCGGGTTGAGGAGTACAACGTGATTGAGGTGCAAAGCAAAAACGCAAAGGCTTGGCAAGAAGCAAAAGGCGAACGCAACTTATGCACCCGCAAGGAGTTTGATGAGGCTCAACGGATCGCTGATGCCCTGCTCCGGAACGAGTACTTCCTGTCAATGATTGAGGGCTGCGAGTTTGAGCAACCTGCGATTGGAACCATTGGCGGGATGCCCTTCCGTGCAAAGGCAGACATCATCGCTGATGGCTTCTTGGCTGACCTAAAGACCACCACCGACCTACGGGCGTTCCCATACTCTGCAAAGAAGTACGGCTACGATGTACAGGCGTTCATCTACACTCGCTTGTTTGGTGTGCCGATTGACAAGTTCTACTTCATCGCTATTGATAAGGCGAGTCTTGATGTAGGTATCTACTCCATCACCCCTGAATTCGTAGCAGAAGGCGAAAGAAAAACGCTTGAGGCAATTGAATTGTACAAGCAGTTCTTCATCTTGGGTGAGGACATTGACTCGTACACAATCTTCGGAGAACTATAAGGAGTCGAATTCGACCCATTAAAGTCAAGCGTAACGATTGCCCTTGATTCACGAACGAGAGTAAATTAAAATGAAAATAACACTTGAACACTACAACCACACCTGCGGTGATGGATGCTGTGACACCTACGGATACGATGTGTTCGTAGATGGCGAGAAGATTGGCTCTATCGGTGAAGATGCCCAAGAGTTAGCAGAACTATTAAATGAAACCTTTAAAACAAACGAGAAATGAAACAGAGCAGTATTGAATGGATTTACAACAACCTTAAGTCACACTTTGAACACGATGGTGATTTACTTGAGGCTGTTAAGATGAGCTTTGAACAAGCCAAAGCAATGCACAAGGAGGAGATTGAGAATGCAGTTAAACAAGGTTGGGATTACAATGAAGAAGGTCTTGTGCAATGGATGGGCGAAACTTACTACAACGAAACCTTTAACACCAATCAAGAAAATCTACAGGATAGTACGAATGGTTATACCTACTACCCACAGGAAAACAAAACAGTCTTTAACACAAAAGAGAAATGAAAGCAACACTTGAATACAACCTACCTGATGAGCAAGAGGAGTTCCAAGATGCAGTCAATGGAGCTAAATGGAAGTACGCTATGTGGGTAATGGATAACGA